CTTTGTTAGTTTATCGCCTGTCTTATCAAATCCCATATATCAATGCAACAATTATCTTTTAGAACCATTCTAAACTAGAGACCTTACCATTTTACCAGCATACGCTGCTGCGCCCCCTGAACTCTCTGCATACGCTGCTGCGTTCCAGCAGTCAGTCAAACGAGCGAGGCTAAAAAGCTGAGGCTATAGCGAGAACGAAGAGTCCCGTGATAAGAATCATGGCATCTGGGAAAAGTATGAACAATACTATGTACAACGCGATTAGTTCCACGAGCTGCTCCTGGCTCTGAAGGCACCAGCTTGTACCTGCTGCTGGTGCCAGGCTAATTGCAAACGAAACGAGGCCTTCATTGATCGTCCTCAACGACACTGTCCTTCCACGAATATCCATTCGCAATGCAGCGTGCCCCAGGACCTCCTGTTAATGCATATGTTTTACCGGGCACCGGTTTATCTTTCTTTACGACATCAGCAGCGGACCATCCTTCAGGTGGCGCATTCTCCTTGTTAACTTTCTTGATTAATTTTTCGAGCTTCATCGAGATCCTCCTTTGTTAGTTAAGCAGGAAGAACTAGTTCATTTATAGGGCCGCGCTTCCTGCAGACCTTACATAAGACCTGATGGGATAAATGTCAAGACGTTTCTTCAGATATTTTACCAGCAGATTCTCCTGATGCCGTCATCTGCCCCCCGTCAAACTAACAAAGAGGGGAAGAAAACGAGGGGCGGAAAACGACACCAGCTTCAGTACGCTGCCTGGATCCTGAGCTCTCCAGCTGCAGGGAAGGCCATTCGGTGTTCTTTGAACGAGAACAAGCGAGGTTTGTCAACGAGAACGAAATCATTGCCCCAGCCTCTGAAGCACCAGCTCCTTCTCCAGCTGCTGCTGGACCGTTGGCCATTTTAACGGGAACGAGAACGAGGCAACGGGATTCAACGAGCGAGGATCCGTAAACACGGACACTGGTCTGTACAGTTTAAGGCACCTCTGCCCAGGGGTCTCTTTGAAGATAAATATAATACCACCAGCTTTAATATATTTATTTATCCAAACAATTTGCCATTTATTTAGGTTTGGAAAATTGACTTGATCTGATTTTAATTCGATCCAAAAAACACCAAATTTATTTACTCCATGAATATCAGGAATACCATTAATAGTGCTAGATTCTATGCGAGTTAAAAAGCATTTAGTCAGTCCTTTTTTTACTCTTTGCCACAACAAACTCTCCCTATTTTTATCACTCATTATTAAGTCAGTTTTTTTGTTTCTTTTATTACCGAATTAGGAATTACAGTTGTATTACCAATTGTATCAATTGTCTTACCATCATCTGCAAAAGAATAATCTCCAAACAATCTAGTCACACCTTTAGACTGTGAAAGTAAGTGGCCTTTCGTAATACAGGTAGCGAGTTTAGCTTTTTTTAAAGACTCAAAAGAAGTCCAACTGCTATCAGATACGATATCAAACCACTCCACAGATACCATTGGGTATTTATCTATTTCTGATTTTACTCTTTTTGGTATTGATATTTTTTTTCTCATTAATTTTTACCTTTACAGTTCCAACTGATGTAGTAATTGTTGAATTATGTACTTGGTTGAAAACATTCAGCCACTCAGACCAACTAGCTGTTTTCAATTTCTTCAACGTGACTTGACTCAGCTTCAATCGTTTTGGCGTTGTAGCCATCGATTTTTGCTGAGAGTTCAGAAAGCTTTTTTTCAAGTTCCTCACGTGACATACCCTCCAGACCAGTAACTCTAACCTCTTTTCTATCTACATATGCTCCTGCCAATTGGCCAGATCTAAACTCTGCATTAATAGCAGCTGCATATTGTTTATCAGTTTCTGCTTTGTTAGCTATTCTCTCGAATCTTTTATAACGTCTGAGATTGTCACTCTCGTATTTTTTTAGTTCTTTTTCAAACCTTTGATCAAAGTATTTTGCGACATGTGGGTTATGTTTTCTAGACAACAATCTGGAGGCAATAACACCATAATCATTTTCATTTTTGCAAACATAACCTGCACGTTTAAGTGCTTCACCTTGAGTAATCTGCCCATGATCTTGCACCATGATCTCCACAAACATTTTTTGTTTTGGAGTTAAGTCATCTATTGTTCTAAGCTCTTTTTTTTTAAGTCCCATTACTTTTTTTTAAATTTATCTTTTACAACAGTTCTAGCGTAATCATCTGCTGATCTGTGAGTCATATGAATTTTGGCGCTATTGTATTCATCAACATATAAATTTTGTTTTGATTTGCTGCCAGGAAAAAGTTTTTTAGCAACATCTCGTAAAAGTAAAAATTTTTTATACATACTTTGAGATAATTTTTTTCAATTTTTTAGATTGACCTGCGTGAGCTTTTGAGGCTTTTTGTAATTTACCAGCTACATTTTTTAAAATTTTAATATCACCACCTTTTTTTAAAGCAATCATTTGTATTTTTTTCATCATAATTTTCTATTATATAGATTATTTCATCATAAAGTAACTACCCAAAAAACTTTCGATAGCGTTCCCGCAAGACTGGTGTCCCTAGGGACACCACAGGGACACCACAGGGACACCATTAAAATTGATTAAAAGTGTTGATAATATTGACTAATAGCTTATCAGGGACACCAGGGACACCTGTTTTACCCCATGGGGTACTTTTTTTTAATCAAGTGTCTAGAATATCTATATAGTAAAATTTTTTCCTTTGTCCGTTGGCCCGTATTCTGATATAGTCAACACGTGTTTACTAATTTCAAACACTTATTAAGTATGCCTCTGGGGGTTTTACTCATTTTATGCTCTCACATTAGGTTTCCCCCAGGGGTCAAATTCTTTAGACCACCATGACTATTTAGTCTTTACTCTTACAATTTTAAACATAATCTCTCTTCTCTCACTTGGCGTCCCTGCAGCTCTATAATCTCTATACAAACTTCTATATTTGACCCAAGACTTTTGTAATTCGGTAAAAATTATTTTTTCTTCTTTTAACATTTTCTTATAACGATCATGGATAATATCTGGATCAAAACCTGCGTACCAACAAATACTTTGAAACATTTTATTATTATCTAAAAACCAATCATGAGCATCTTTTTTTAGGTAGGATTCTTGTTTAGATCCGTGAGTTGTCATTGCATCTTCAAAAGCTTGTAACACTATTGCTTGAAATAATCTTTGTTCAGGTGATTGTTTTTGATCAATTACCTTCACAGCTAAATCAATGCCCAAAATTTTTAACAAGTGCGGTGAATAACTCACGGTACTTCCTCTTCTCAGATAATGAGTAATTAGTGGTACAAATCCATTCGTAATCTTCAAATACATCTTCAATAAATTCGCTTTTTTCAAGGCCATCGAGCCTATCCACAAATTTTACAGTAGCAGAAATAAATTTTTTAGCTTCTATAGTCATGTACATAACCACGATGCGGGAAAAGATATGGATGTGGAATAAACACCGTGGTCATGTATTTTTGACAACCAGTTTAAGGCCTTTAGCTTCAGCAGCTTTTTTCCTACCTGATCGCCAACATTCCTCAATCTTATCAAGAAATGCTAAACTAAAATTTCCTAAACCAAAGTCGTTTCCACAATACAACTGAAACATTAAACTGGTAAGTTCATCATAAGTTTTCTTATTTGGACATACCATTACAAGCTTTTGTAACGCCTGTTCTAATGCTTCTGGACTGCCTTTTTTCACAGCTTTACCCACTAAATCTCCTTTAAAAAGTTAATTTTAGTGCTCGTTGTTATTTGGAAATAAGGTGTTTTGAAAGCCTCACCTTTTCATTCTAGGCTTAGGAATACGTATATTGATTTTATATTTATTTTTGAAATTTGTGCAAGTGATAAATTGGTGGCGTTAGTCTCCCGTACGCCACCAAACACACGCGTGTTAATTACCGTTCAACAGTTTTTTACCCTGTGAAAGTAAATTCTCTTTCATCTTATCGTAAGGTTTGCCTTCTTTTTTAGCTATCTTCCTCACTTCTTCATCAACTAATTTAGCGATCATGCTACCAGGTCTTCTAAAACCTGCCTTTCCCATCGCTCTTATCAGTGTGTATGATTCGATATCAACCGCACAAGATTTCCATTTAGTGATGTCCATGTTTACTCCTTATTTATCTCTGTACTCTTTAGACTCTAAGAATTCAACAAGATTTATTCTTTGTTTTGCTGATCTTCCAGCATTATAAATTTTTTGGAAGATATGTATATAATCTTTTGACGTTGTCCCATGCAGTAACCATGCAGATTTAGTCTTTAAAGCTGTTTTGAACCTCTCATACTGCCATTTTGGATGTCTGTCAGCAATTATATATGCTGTTATTATTTGCCTTTTGATTCTTCTATCAGTGTTATCAACACCAATCAAAAATCTTTTTAAGGCATTCAATTGACCACCAATTCTATCACAATGTTCAATACCACCAGCGGGTATTTTAAAAGAACCCTCTTTAAAGCTTGTAGCAATTGTGCTGTATCTTGATGAAACTTTTAATAAAAGTATCATCGTCTCAGATACTGGTAGTCCCCACTGTTGCATTTTGGATTTACAAATTTTGTAATC